CGAACGGCTGACAGTCCTCAGACCGCCGAAGGCCAACCGACCGGGGAAGACCGGCAAGGCCCCCTCGATGGCGAGGATACGCGAGCCCCGGGAAGAGCACCCCCGTTCAGGGTCTAGCTGGGCTCGTTGTCGTCACGCCGTCTCCGATGCCGACCGGTGTCGGCATCCGGGGGCGGGTTGACGATCACCGTCGTCGGTGCCGGTGCGTTGCTGTGCGCCGGCGGTAACCAATGGTCGAGCATCCGCGCCCCGGCGAGCGCGAGCATTCCGCAGATGGTGTACCACAACTGTTCCCAGCTCACGGTGTCCTCCGCAGCGTCAGCCACAACGTGAACAACCCGACCGTGACTCCGCCGAAAACGGTGGCGAGCATGAATCGGGGTTGGCTGCGGATCTCCTCCGCGGACAGGACCGTGACCGTGGTGATGGTGTATAGACCGGCTGAGAAGTACACAGCCTCGGTGAACAATCTCAGCCGGTCCATGAACGCAGCGGACACGACGAGCAGCGTCACGAGAATGAACGCCCCGGTCACGGCTGCTTCCCACGGTCCGAGGTGCGCATAGGTCAGGTCCACGGTCCCGTACGGGATGCACTGCGCGGCGTCCACAAGGGTCACCGCGAGTGCAGCCACGTACCGGTGCTCGTGCGGCACCTCGGTTTCCACTATGCCTTGCGACCCTTCTTCGGTTCGGCGTTGGAGTTGGCCTCTTCCTCTTCCGGCTGCTGCTCAGCAGTCGGCTCTGCTGCGCCGGTCTGCTCGAGTACTTCACGTTCGCGACGCTGCTGCTCCTCTTCGAGCCGCTTCCTTCTCTCTTCCGGCTGCTCGACCATGATCGTTCCTTTCTGATTATCCGATTGTGGACGGTGACTAGTGCGGCTGACCGAGCGAATTCCACTCCGCCGCTCCGATGCTTCCGGTGACAGGATATCCTTTGCGGCGCTGCAGCGCCTTGACGGCGTTGACCATCTCCGGCCCGTAGTAGCCGTTCACGGGCACACCCATCTTCTGCTCGGCGTAGGTGACCCAGCCGCCGATCTTCTTGTCGCCGGCGCCCCAGTTCAACACTGGAGCTTGGCCGGCGCGGACCGTTCGCGCGTTGCTCACCGGTCCTCCGATCTTCTTCCCCTTGAACAGGGTGTCCGCGACGATTGGTACCGGAGGTGCAGCCGCAGCGGGCGGTGCGATCGTCTTGTGCACCGCGGCGTGGTAGTCCGCGATGATCGTCGAGGACGCGGTCTCGCATCCCGGCATGTAGCTGATGTGTACATGGTGGTCGTGTCCACTCGACAGCTGTCGACGCCACCCGTACCGCCGGTCGTACAGGCCGTAGACAGGTGTGCCGCGGAACATCGCCGAACCGGGTGCCCGCGAGATGACGTACTTGACCTCGGTGTAGCGGCCCATCGAGCACGACGTGAGCAGCCACGCCGAGAACTGACGGATGTCGAACTCGGCGCTGGTCCCGAAATCCTGCGCATAGACGTAGCCCGACTTCATCCGCTTGCCGCCGATGGAGTCCGACGACCAGGGGGTGTGATCACCGCTGCCCGTCATGTGCTGCGGGTTACCGACATCACCGAGGTAAGGTGTGTGCGGGAACAGCCGGGCGAAGGACAGTTTGTTGTCGCGGATCGGTCTGACGAGAGTGTATTTGGTGGCCATCAGGTCGCCGGTTCCACGTAGATCGACTCCACCGCAGACTCTTCGGGGATGTCGCTGTCGTCAGCCGGGAATTCCGGGTTGATCCACTCGTCGGGTGGCGGAGCGTTCTCCGGTTCGTCGGCATCCACTGTGGGCATGATGTGTGCCTCCTATTCGAGGTGCAGGACATGTGTCACGGCATCCCACTCGGCTTGTACTTTCGACAGGATCGCTCCGTCGCTGATCGCGGACTGTCCACCTGCGGCGTGGTCCCCGGCGAGCGCCTGGTCCCCGCCGAAGAAGTACATGAACTGCGCCGTGGCCTGGTCGGGCTGAGCCAGCGAGAAAGCCGCCAGGGCATCGGTCGTGACGTCCTTGAGCCTCGCCTGCTCTAGTACGCAGCCTTGGATCCGCCCAGTGAGAATTTCGTCGTCCAGCATCGCGGCGACATCTGCATAGGCCATGTGATGACTCTCCTCTGTCTACTTAGGATTGCTGGACGACGCTCATCTGAGCCCACAACATCGAGGACGTCGCGCCCGTGTTCTGCTGGACCTGCAGACTCAAGACGTCACCCGCAATGCACTTCGCTGGATAGGCGGACAGCTGCGATCCGTTCACTGAGGCGCCCGAAGCGACAACACTCTGTGACGTCGCAAGCTGGGTGCCGTTCTTGCAGGCGGCGGCGCCGCGGTAGCCGACGTTCGAGGTACCGCTCCACGAGCAACGACCAGACACGAGATAGACACCTGCAGTCGGTGCGACGAAACCCGCCGCTGTCCATAGCGTCGCGGCGGATCCGAGGTCTTCCGTGTTCCAGCCGAGCCCGGCACCGCCGACGTTGACCCACACGCCGTTACCGCACGAGATCGCGCCGGATCGGTACAGCGACACGGACACAGGCGTGATCGGCCTCGGGAACGGCGCCCAGTCCGCGACCGCCGGCGTCAACGTCGCCTGACTGGCGAGGTTCGAGCCTTGCGGCATCGTGATCTGCCCGAGCTTGTAGCCGAGCCGCCCGACGGTGTCCGCCTGGGTGCGCAGGTTGATCGACCACGTCGCGGCGGTCGGGTCGATGTCGAGCCACACGATGTCGGTGCGTGAGCCGCTGCCCGGCCCGGCTGTTTCGGTGACTGTGACCGCAGACGTCGACGCTGCCACCGCCAGACTCGAATCCCCGCATGACACGATCGCTGAGAAGGGGCCGATGTTCACGGCCAGACCGGATCCGGCGGTGAACGTCGGTCCTTTCACCAGTCCTGGTGTCAGGTTGGCGAGCGCGTTGATGGCGGCCCGGTCGTTCAGCGCGTTGTACGTTCCGCCCTGGCCCCAGACGAGTAACCCGGTTGGCGCGGTCATGGTGCGGCCCCTGTCGTGTCGAGACGGGTACGGAAAAGCTCCATCGCCGTGGCATCCAATGTGGACAACCGGCGGGACAGCGACTTACGGGGCCGCGCCGGCGGCTGGGTGGCGGTCATGGTCCACGCCACCGTCCCGGCATCGCAGTCGACGTCGCGGGCGATCAGGCGCCCGGTGGTCGACCAGCCGGCGGGCATCAGTGGGTCGACGACGTTGATCGTCACGTCGTCACCGACGCCGTACGACGGCAACGGTGGATCGTCGACGGGCACGGAGCCCTTCACCGCCACGGCCGGGGTGGCGTAGATCGTGGCGTTGGTGTTCGCCCGCTCCGTGAGCGTCGAGACGACAACGACGGACGGCCAATCATCGACGCTGTCCAGTCGCGGTACGCCGCCAATGGGGCGGTCGACGATCACCACGGGTTTCTTCGCGCCGGCGGCAGCACCTTCGGGGAGTTCCCCGACGGCGTAGGTGCGGGTGCGGTACTCGTCGGCGTCCCACGTCGCGTCGACGTCGACGGCGTTCCCGGGCACCATCACACCCAGCCCGGATGCCGCCGATCCGATTCGCGGGTAGGCGATGTGCAGCACGCAGGCGGGGGCTCCTGTCACGGCGTCTTGGGTGTACTCGGCGCGGAACTCCGGGCCGTTCTGCACGGTGGACAGGTTCTGCAGCAGCGCGGCCCGGGACTCGCCTTCGAGGTAGTCGTAGTGCCGGTCCCGCAGCACCCCGGTACCGGGATCGGTGAGGACGGTCACGCCGATGTCGGTGACCGGCCCGGCGATGTTCGCGGCGATCGCCATCTGCTCGACCTGCACGTAGTCCCCGACCCGGTCGTACACCCGCCGCGACAGATACCCGGGTAGTTCCGTGAGAGTGATGTCGACGGTGGCGGTGCCATTGTCCACGAGCCCGGTCGGGCAACCGCACCACACCAGCGTCGTCCCGTAGTAGAACCACAGTCGCCACGACCAGAACGCCAGCATGTCGTCGGCCGTCAGTGACACCTGCTCGACGTCGATGGTCACCGAGCCGGTGCCGAAGCCGTTCATCAGCTGCGTGAACTTCGCCGACACCGCTTGCACCGGGCCGAGTGGGGCACCACCGATGGCCCGGTCGGCCCACAGTGTCCACTGATTGCTCATGCCCACGCCGCCCGCCACTGCAACGTCACTGTGCCGAGGCCGGATCCGAGGAGCTGCCACGTCACCTGCGACGCGGGTGGGATCAGCAGCGGCGCCGAGCCGGCCATGATGTAGGACGCCCGTGATGCCCCACCGGGAGCCATCGCGGTCAACGTGTCCGTCGCGATCAGCAACTGTTCACCGACGAGCAGCGGGGCGACGTGCACCATCGTCGTCCCGTCCGTCAGCCTGGTTTCCGTCAACGGGCCGTCGTAGGTCGCGAACACCGGTGCGGACACGTTGCCTTCGTTGGCCAGCGTCGCCAGGCCGGGCACGACTCCGATGCCGTAACTCCACGAGTAGACGCGGCTGTAGACGCGGCCCGCCGTACCTGTGCCGCCGGTCAACTGGATCACGGCGGTCTGCCACCCGATCGCGTAGCGCCGCGGATCCGCCGCTGACAGCACGACCTCGTACCGGAACGCCCGATCATTGATGAACTCGTGTTTGAGCGCCGACGTCGCGCGAACCTGCGCGGTCAGAGATTGGTTGAGCCACGGGTCGGTGATCACCAGATCCGCCGGGGTCTTCGCCACGACCCGCGCAGCGATCGCGTCCCTCGTCGCGATCAAGTCCGCGCGCTGCCCTGTCACCGTGCCGCTGATGGTGATCTCCCGCGCCTTGGCGACCTTCGGCCCGTACACGGCCCCGTCGGCCAGTTCCCGATTCGCGTCGTGGGTGTCGACGTCTGCGGTGCCGTACCAGCCGTCGACGGTGCGCACGACCCGCGCCAGGCCGGTGGCGTCGTCCATCGTCGACAGCGCGAGGCCGTCCCAGGTCACCGCGACGAGTGTCATGCCCCGGCCTCCGCCCACCCGAATTCACGATTGACCATGCGGGCGATCGCGGCTTCGGAGTGCTCAGCCCGGGGGTAGACGTTGATGGTCCGTCCGCCGCCGACCGCTGCCCCGGCGACACCGGCCGCCGAAACCGCCGAGGCGAGCGGGATACGGGGCCGTTTCGGGACGATGTTCAGCGCCGCGTCGAGCGCCGCCTGGATCGACGACGCTTCCTTGTCGATGCCCGCGGCGACGCCGAGGGGTATCCAACGTCCGACCTGGTCGCGCATCACCGTCGACGGTGAACTGATGCCGAGGAGCTTCTTCACCGGGCCGGAGATCTTCGACAGGATCCCGGAGATCGCGGCCTTCACCGCCCCCCACGCGCCGGAGATACCTTGCGCGAGTCCGGCGATGAGATCCTTCCCGACGTTGACGAGCAGCGTCGCGGCGCCCTTCAGCGCGCCGGTGACTTTGCTGCCGAACCCGGACAGCGCGCCGGTGACAACGTTCCAGGCGGTCGAGATACCGTTCGCGAGCGACTGGATGATCGACTTCCCGAAGGCGAGCATCTTGCTGGGGATGCTCGACACGACCGACGAGATCCGGTTCCACAGTCCACTGATGACGGACATGACGGCGGTCATCGCGGTCCGGACACCTGTCGATATGGCGTTGAACGCGGCGACGACGGTGTTTCTCACGGCGGAGACTGCGCCGGTGACGAAAGATCTGACGGCGTTCCAAACGGTGGTGATGATGAGCAGCCACCCGCGGACCGCCGTCATGATGAACGATCCGATGGCCGAGAACACGGTCGAGATCGTCGACCAGATCGACTTGACGGCGCTGGTGATGAACGCGAGCGCGAGCTGGAAGCCGATCACGATGCCCTGGATCGCGACCTTGATGATCGTCCAGGCGAGCTTTGCCGCCATCCACCACAGCTTGAAGTAGCCGACGACGAGGCGGATGTAGACACCGATCACGGTCTTGAGGACGTTGAACACGCCGCCGAGGACGGACGCCATCGACTTCCAGACGCCGACGATCCCGGCGACGATCGCTTTCGCGGCGGTCCACAGCAGGCCGAACGCGACCTTGATGCCGTCGAAAGCGGCCGCGACGATCTTCTGCACAGTCGTCGACTTCTTGTACAGCAGCACGAAGCCCGCGACGAGTGCGGCGATTCCGACGATGATGAGCCCGATCGGGTTGGCGGTGAGTGCGAGGTTCCACAGCCACTGCGCGGCGGTCACGATGCCTGTCCACGCCGCAGAGGCGGCCTGAGCGACCCGCAGGGCTACGGCCTGCACGGCCGACTTCGCTGCTGCGGCGCCCTGGGCGACGAGTGCGGCCGTCGCTTTCCCGGCAGATACCGCCATACTCGCCATCGCCTTGCCTGCCGAGGCGAGCGCCCCGCCGATGCTCTTCGCGGCGTTGCCGACGGACGTGAACCTGCCCCTGAGTTTGTCGAGCCCTCCCTCGGGGGCGCGGAACGCCGCCAGCTTCGACGAAGCGTCGGATACTGCTCCGCCGAGCTTGACGACACCGACCGCCCCGGCGGCCATGCCGATGCCCCACGGTCCCATCGCCTGGGCGAGCTGCCCGATGTAGCCGATCAGTGGTGTCAAGATCGGCATCAGCTGCGTGACGAGGCCGGTGATGAGTTGCGCGAGGATCGGAATCAGTGGCGCCGCCGCGGTGACGACCTGACCCAGTGCGGTCGCGAGGGCGGCGAACGCCGGCCCGGCGGCGACACCGATCTGCCCGATCAGCGGACCGATCTGCTGCATGATCGGCGCGAGGGTCGTCATCACCGTCGACGCCAGATCCGACAGTGCTTTCTGCGCTTCGGGTGATGTCGCGATCAGTGTGCCGAGGACGGCGACGAGCGGGCCGGGCACGATCGAAGAAAGGATGCCGCCGAGTGGGCCGAGCGCTCCGGCGATCTTGCCGCCGCCGAGTGACAGCAGCCCGGCGATGATCGGCGCGAACTTCTTGCCGAGGTCGATGAACTTGTCGATCAGTGGACCGATGGCGCCTTCGCCACCCTTGCCGAACTTCGTGATCGCTTGCGTGATCGACGCCATCGCGAGTTCGATCTTCGGGAACACCGGCGCGAACTTCGTCGTCAGCGCGGCGACGATCTGCTTCACCACCGGAATCGTGGCGCGGAGCATCTTCGAGAAGCCGTTCGCCCACGTCACGGCGAGACCGCCGCCGCCCTTGGCGACGAACGGTTCGGCGATGGCGGAGCCGACGTCACGCATCGACCCCTTCACGGAATCCTTCGCGCCGGCCCACGTCTGTTTGAGCCCGGCTGCGGCACCGCCGAACCGGGCCGTCATCTGCCCGGTGAGTGCTGTCAGGGCGACGTTCGCGTCGAGTGTGCCCTTGGTGATCTCCGTCTTGATCTGCATGGCGGACTTGCCCATGGCCTTGCCGATCAGGTCGGCGGCGTTGATGCCACGGCCACCCAGCTGCATGAGGTCTTCGCCGGTGATCTTCCCGGCGGACTTGATCTGGCTCAGCACGGTCACGATCTCGGACAGGTCCACAGCGGATCCGCCGGTCGCGGCGACGGTGTCCTGTACGGCGGACATCGTGGGGATGATGTCTTTCGCCGCGAAACCGAACGCGAGCATCTGCTGGGTGCCGGAGATGAACGCCTGCCGCGGGAACGGGCTGGTCTTACCGAACGCCTCCAGGTCGGCCATCATCTTCTGAGATGCGGCCTGGGATCCGAGGATCGTCGTGAACGCCTTGCTGGATGACTGGTACAGCGTGTTGTAGGCGACACCGGCGCCGATGACTTTCCCGGCGAACACCGACGCCGCACCGGCGGCAACTGTCAGACCGGCGGTCACCGACTTGCCGACTTGGGAGAAGGCGCCGCCGATCTTCGACCCGATCGTCTGCCCCGCGGCCTGCCCGGACTTCGCCGCCGATGCGGCGATCGACCGTTCCAGCGCAGCGGTGTTGGCTTGTACGGCGACGGTCAATGCGGAGTAGTCACCGGCCACGGGGTCTCACCTCCCCGCCGCCGAGCTTGCGGAGCAGATTCCGCCACGGCGACGTGCCGCCCTGCTTCACGGCGGGGCGGTCACCGCCGGGCCGTTCGACGCGTTCGGGCATCTCGACGTTCGACTTCGACCACAGCTGACGCGTCACGTAGTCGAGGTGCCCCACCGAGTCGACGACTGCGGCGAGCAGGTGCGCCTCCTGCGACCACGACTCCTCGGCGTCAGCGCGGACACGCGTCGACGGCGGCAGCCGGTTCCAGAGGACCCAGAACCGTCGCAGCGATAGTCCCGGAGCCAACGTGTCGACTCCGTACGCGCTTCTCATCGCCGCCTCTACGTCGGGGAGGAACCGGAGGGTGGCGGCGGCGATGAATTTGGGAGCTCCATGTTCTCCCGTCGGGCGGCTTCCTCGATGATCAGGTTGACGTGCCCCATCGTCGGATTCGATGCGAGGAACCGTGCCGCGGAGTCTTCGTCGACGGTGGACAGCAGGATTCGGACGGACTCCTGGATGTTGCCTTCGGCGAGGAGCGCGGAGATCCGCACCGGCCACTCCGCCGACGGCGGCAG